TATGATATAGTTTTATAACTATATCATATGCTGATTATGCACATTTTTGTGCTGCTAGGACGGTATTTATATCATTCGTAGCATGATATAAGTAGAAGTCTGATGACGGTAATTATGGCATGCGTAGAATGCCATAGTTAGAAGTCTCGCTAACAGATTTGTCAAAAATAAATTATTTTCGACGGTTAGATAAGCCTTATAATTTTCAAACCCAGAAGTACAAGTTGTTACTGATCTTGTGTAAAAGTAACTTTGAGAGCTTTGCTCTCACTTATATGTTTATTGCCTAATTCCTTATGGACGTGGCCTTTATCGATTATTAATTGATATCGTATTACATTTTGTAACGTATAAACGCTACCAACGTTTTAAAACATCTGGATAAAAATTTATAAAATAATAAAAGAAAATTAATGCAGCCTACTATTATAGATTTATATTAGAAAGTTTTCACTGGTCTAATTGCAAGTATAATATAATATAGTCCCTCCGTATAATATTTCGACACTATATTTAAAACATTAAGAAACACACATAACCTCTCCGCTCCGAGTAAGGACGACGTTAATATGTGCTATCTGATTTTGCTACAATTAGCCTAATATAATAATATATTAGTATACTTACACACGTAAAAGTCGAGTGTAATTTGCTAGTTTCGTAGAAACTAGATAACCCTTGATCGGGTGAAATAATACATCATTAAAGACTCATTACAATAATATGAATAACACGATATCCAAAAAATACGAAGTGGAAGCCCCACAACCTGTTAATATGAATGCCCATAATGAGCTTGCTTTTTATGATGTACGAAAACATTTTGATTACAAATTCGTTCCAAAAGCGAAAAGAGAAATTGCTAAGTGGAATATGAAACAAAAGTTTCGTCATATTGTATCAAAAACCAAAGTATATATCGAAAATACCCATCAGGGTATGTACGATAATAAATTGTCTCGTTTAAGTGAATGTGAGTATGCTCCTCAGAGCTTATTCACAGATGAAACCACTGAGAATATGATGTCTCAATGGTCTAAATTGACGGATTTCATGTTTGAGAAAAAACATTTGAATGAATCTTTTATCGAACATTACATTAAAGTTTCACCAGATTTGAAAGAGTATGTGTCACTTTTAGAGGATACTTTGATTTTGATGCATGGTTTACTTAAAAATACCGGTCATTTAGATAGATATGTTGCTATTGTTAACTTTTTTAAGTTACGAGGTGCCCGACCAGGATTTACACAAATTATTTTGTATATTGCTGGTGACTTTTTTGGAGATGTTGCTATGAAGAGTTTTCGTAAGGATCCTCTTTATGAAGAAATCTGCAAGAAGGTAGATTATGAACCGCAAAGTGGTGATGAAAATCCCTTCTCCACAATTAGATATTATTTATCATTTTACGATAAATTTAAAGAAACTGCAATTTATAAAAAAGTTTATAAATTTATGCTTTATATTTTATCTTGTGAAATATTAAAGAAGTATGATATTGATTTTAAGAGTTGTAATTTCAGCAGAATGGAAGCTGAAGCTATAAAACGAACTCACGGTAAAGGTTTTGATATGTTACATTGCATATTAGATACCATTACATTTATCTGTGAGCGCGGTTTGCAATTTTTTAAAACTGGAGATATAAATTCATTTTTCCATACTGGTAGTTCATACGAAAAGTGGTATAATAGCGCTAATCGGTTGATTAGAGAACATAAATTTCTATCTAATCCCGAACCTCATGGTGTTAATCGTTTCCAATTTATTAGTGATTTGAAAGATGCTATCGAAAAGGGTACATCTATATTAAAATTCACTGCTGGATTGGATAAATATGAAAAACTCACAATAGGTAAACTATTGAATGATCTACAAATTATTGAATCTAATGAATTAACTAGAAAAGCGGCACAAATGCCTCGTAAAGATCCATTTGCTGTTTTAATTCATGGTTCATCATCTATTTGTAAATCTCAGCTTAAAAATATATTATTTTATCATTATGGCAAAATATTTGGTCACCCTGTCACCGCTGATTATATGTATACTAGATGTCCTACCGATGAATATTGGTCAGGATTTAATAGTACACAATGGTGTATAGTTATGGATGATATAGCTTTCTTGAGACCAACTGGTGAAGTTGATCCGACATTAAAAGAAATGTTACAAGTTAAGAATTCTGTTCCATATTGCCCCCCCCAAGCGGCCTTAGAAGATAAGGGTAGAACGCCTGTTCGAGCTGAATTGCTCATTGGTACAACCAATACAAAACATTTAAATTTACATGCTTATTTTGCATGTCCTTTTGCTATTGCTAGAAGATTGAGTTATATCATTACTGCAGTTATTAAACCAGAATATTCCAAAAATGGAATCATGGCAGATTCGGCTAAAATTCCTGAAACTCTGCCCGGTGAGTATATGAATATTTGGAATTTTGTAATTTCAGTACCTAAACCTGCTACGGAAGAGAACGTAGACAACCAAGGTACAGTTTATAAAGAATTACATAAATTTGATAATATTTATGATATGTTAGCCTGGTACATTTCTGCTGCTAAAGATCACGAAATTTCTCAAGAAAAAGCTTTGAGAGCGGATAATACAATGTTTGAAATGGAAATTTGCACTAAATGTTACCACCCAGTTAATTTTTGTGAATGCGTAGTTGCACAAAGTGGAGAATTTATTGAACAATCTCAAGAAGAGACTGAAGAAGATTCTATCGCTAAGGAATTGCGCATTGGTGAATATACATGGTGGTTTAAGGTTAAATTATGGTTTATCACACAAATTATTCAGTATGAAATCAAGGAAATTAATTTTAATATTAGTATGTATAATGCTTTACTATTATTCATAACTATGTTATTTTATTTGCCTAACATTTTATTTCGAATGATCTGCGTTGGTATACCATTATGTCTACTTTATAAATATATTTGGTTAATATTGGCATATTATTTTCAATACTCTCTTGGATGGTATTGGAAATATAAACTTGGTAAATTGCTATTTTCATCAGATTTACAAATTGCACGTTTTATCTTTTATACTAAAGGAGATAAGATACATAGTACCTTTACATCAGCTAGGTTAAAGAAATTAGCTGCTTTTTGTGCTGTTCTGGGTGCCATGTGCGTATCTTGGGGTTTAATATCTAGGAAAAAGAATTTAGAAATTAATGATCTTAAAAAGGAGCTTGAGACCGCATCTGAGAATCTTAGAGAGAATATCAGGAAAATGGATGATATTCCTCGATTGTATATTGATGCATGGAATAAATTAAGGAATGGTGAAGAAAGTAACTATCCACCAGCTGAAGAAGTGACCTATAAAGTTTTAAAAGAAAATTTTGAAACTATGTATAGGGAGCAAGGTTCAGTTGGTAGTGTACCTGTACCATCAAATTATGAAAAACCTACATTTTATTATCAAGATCCGTATTCTATTACAGAAGTTGACATCTCTAGTCAATCCAAAACTGTTCAAGGTAACATTCTTGAAAAGAAAATTGAAAGGAATGTAGCTAAATTAAATTTTAGATTTGATGATACACCTACTGGACATGGTGCTTTCACTAATGCTTTAAATATTAAAGGGACATTATGGCTTCTCAATAAACACACTTTCCGACAAACTTCGTGCTTTAGCGGTGTTGTGGATGTGACTATTGAAAATGTAGAACAAAATGTTTCTCGAAATGTTAAAAATATTAGATTTTCCAAGAAAGATATTATATGTTCAGATAATGTAGATTTAGCAATTATCGATATTCGTGCTCTACCACCTGGTCAATCTCTAGTTGAGTACTTTCCTAAGAAAGATCCCCTGCGAGGTATCTACTCGGGTGCTTACACTATAATTGATAAATTTGGTAATAAGCGTGTGGCCAAAGCAAGTAATGTACAATTATCACGTTGTTTATTTTTTAATATCCCTGCATATCATGGTAATGTTGAAGTCCCCACAAAGGTTGGGGAATGTGGTTCACCATTGATCATATATGCCGGAAACTCTAAAGTTATTGGAGGTATACATACATCTGGTGCAGTTAATGGTAATTTCTTTGCTCAAGTAGTGACTCAGTCAATGCTTGAACCACTTATGAATAATTATGTTCCTCAAGTAGATTGCAATGAAATTATACCCATTTCTGCTAAAGATTACAATCGATCTTTAATTCCTGTTCATAATCGATGTACTTTGCGGTGGGTGCCTAATGGTACTGCAACAATGTATGGAAGTTTTACGGGTTTTAGACCAAAACATACTAGTAAAGTTAAGAAAACATTTATTAGAGATGAAGTGGTCAAAGATGGTTATAATGACATATGTGGCGCGCCCGATATGTCTTGGAAACCCTGGAATAAAGCTATATTAGATATGACGAATCCTAATCATGTATTTGATAATAGCGTAGTTGATGAGTGTGCTGACGCCTTTTTTAATGATATTATTAGGTTGTTGCCTAAAGAGGAATTAAAGAAAGTTGAGGTGTATACTCAGGATGTTGCACTTAATGGAGTCGCTGGTGTAACTTTTGTGGATAGATTGAATATCCGCACGAGCGCTGGTAATCCATATAAACGTAGTAAATTAAATTTTATCACTTTGGATGATAATAATAAAATTGTTGCGATTGCAGATACAGTTCAGGAGAGAATTAACTTGATAGAGGAAACTTACTCTGCGGGAAAAAGGTTCCATCCACAATTTTGTGCTCATTTGAAAGATGAACCAACACCTCAAAAGAAAATAGATGCAGGGAAAACGAGAGTTTTTACTGGTGGTGAATTCGCCTGGAGTGTTGTAGTGCGTAGATATCTTTTATCTCATATCCGTTTAATTCAAAATAATCCTTACATTTTTGAAGCTATGCCGGGTATTGTAGCTCAGTCTACCGAGTGGACTGATTTATACAATTATCTGATATATTTTGGAAAAGATAGGATTATTGCAGGAGATTATGGTAAGTTTGATAAAAAGATGGCTGCGCCCTTTATCTTAGCTGCGTTTCGTATCCTTCGAAAGATTGCCGAAAAAGCCAAGTGGTCTGAGGAAGATTTGAAGTACATTGATTGTATTGCTTATGATACTGCTTTTCCATGTATTGATTTCAATGGTGATTTAATTGAAATTCAGGGGAATCCATCAGGGCACCCACTTACCGTCATCATTAACTGTTTAGTGAATAGTTTATATATGCGTTATGCTTATAAATTAATATCCAAGAAACCATTGAACACTTTTAAAGAAAATGTTCATTTGGCTACATATGGCGATGATAATATTATGGGTGTTTCTAAAGATTGTCCTGAATTTAATCACACTAAAATCATGTATGCTATGAAGGTGATTGGTGTAGAATATACTATGGCCGAAAAAGAAGCAGAGTCTATTCCATATATCCATATTGATGATTCATCCTTTTTGAAGAGGCGTTTCGTAGAAGATGCAGATCTTGGAGCTATTGCTGCCCCTCTTGATCATTCCTCGATTGATAAAATGTTGACAAGTCATTTGGATAATGGTGTTTTAGCGACTGAAGCACATTCTATTTGTGCGATAGAAACTGCACTCAGAGAATATTTTTACTATGGCAAAAATAAATTTAATGAGCGCAGAAAGTACTTTATATCTTTAATAGAAAGATGTAATTTACAAATCTGGGTTAAACCCAGTACGCTTCCAACATATGAACAATGTGCATATGGTTTTTGGATGCGTTATGGAAATAAGGATAAGGCAGAATCCTTTATTTCTCAAGAAGAATTGCCACAAGGAGACCTCACTCCTAAACAGGCGTCTTTATGGTTTGACTCACCTGGGGATGTAGAATATAGTTGCTAATCAAAAAGAAGGTAGTTGGTTCCGTGTAAAATCAACGTGTTGCACATTTGGACAAGATCAAGTGTCTGTTCCACGCCCAGTCGGTGTGGGTGATAATAATGATAAAATTGAATATCATTGTCACTATGAAGACTTTTGTCGTATTGGGGAACAGTTATATGAGGATTCCCTCACATACTCACCTCAATCACAGGAGCAAACGACAATGTTTATGGATGAAGACATAAATATTGTAGGGACTACATCAGGTAATCATGAATTTTCCACCAATGATGGCACGGTTAACACAGAATTGTCTGAATGGTTGAAGCGTCCAGTGAGAATTGCTACAAAGCAGTGGCTAGAATCTGATCCTGTTGGGGGACTTGATATCCTTTATCCATGGGCTGCTTTATTAAATAATGCATATGTCAAGAATAAATTGAATAACTATTCTTGGTTTCGTGGTGATTTGAAAATTAAGATACAATTCACTGCCTCTCCATTTTATTATGGTAAAGTACGTGTATCATATCAACCTTTGCAATCATTTAAACCATCTACCATAGTCATTGACTCTAGCCTAAAGTGGTTGATTCCATTATCGCAACGCCCATACATTGATATAGACGCTGGGAAATCAGATTCGGTCGAGATGACACTACCATTCATTTATCAAGCAAATTATGTCAATTTGGTTAGTGCTACACAAGTACAATCTCTTGGAAAGTTGGATTATAATATTTATTCTCAATTACAAAGTGCAAATGGTGCAACTGGTTCTGGGATAACGATATCTACATTTGCTTGGCTAGAGAATGTTCATTTAAGTGGGGCAACTGTTCCATACGCTATGCAATCTGATGAATATGGTGAAGGAACAATCTCTAAACCAGCTTCTTGGGTTGCTAGAGCAGCTTCATACTTTGAAAATATCCCAGTTATTGGACAATTTGCTACTGCAACTAAAATTGGTGCCAGTGCAATATCATCTATTGCTAGTTTATTTGGTTTTACTAATGTACCAGTTATAGATGATAGTTATCCAATGCGTTCAGAAGTGTTTCCGAAATTGGCATCATCTGAAATTGGATATCCAGTTGAGAAATTAACTTTAGATCCTAAAAATGAGTTATCTGTTGATCCTAGAGTTATTGGTTTACCTAATGGTGAAGATGAAATGGCTATTGCAAAAATTGTAGGTAGAGAATCTTTCTTGACTAAGTTTGCTTGGACAGATGCAGATGCTTCCGATTATTTGTTATTTTACTCCAATGTGAATCCACAAATGTTTGATAAGTCATCAGATCCTAATCCCATTGTACAACAAACTCCATTATTTCAGGTTACAAAATGTTTTACTGAATGGCGAGGTTCTATTATTTTCAGGTTTGAAATTATTGCATCCCAGTATCATAAAGGAAAACTCGTTATTAGTTTTGATCCTAATGGAACTAATAGTACTAATGTAGGTAATACTACTGGCACCACAGGGTTGGTGCAAACTGCCATCGTGGATATTGGTGAGACAAAAAATGTTGAATTTGTGGTTCCATATCAACAATTGACACAATTCTTGTCTAATAGAATTAATTTCTTAAATTCAGTACCATTTGCAACACGATCAGCATATCCTGGCACTTTAACTATAAATAACTTATATGACAATGGCCTGATAACTGTTCGTGTTCTTAATACCCTTTCAGCTCCAACAACAACCACTTCTGTGGATGTTTTGGTGCATGTTAGAGGTGGACCTGATTTTGAGGTTGCTAATCCTGTTGGACCTGCTGATAGTTATGCTGCAGCTCAAACCATTAGTTTTTATGCTCCCCAGTCAGAAGAAATTGGTGAAACAAAAACACAGGAAAAAGATGTTGTTGATATGCATAAATCATCCCCTGTGGATCATCAATATTTGGTCCATTACGGGGAAAATATTCGTAGTATTCGACAACTTCTTCGACGTTATCAATACGTTCAAGGAGAATCTTTTTCAGGTCCTATAGCTGGATATGTCGGTAAATTTGAGAAATATTTCTATAAACCCCCAGTTACCCCTGGGTATGCTGGTGTTGCTAGACTAACTGCGAATAAGATTGTTGGAGCAGGGACGTTTAAATACAATTTTGCTAACATGACTTTTTTGTCATGGTTTTCAAATGCATTTTTATGTTATAGAGGTTCTACTAATTGGACATTCAATGTTGAGTATAGGCAACAGATCCCCGATTTGAAGGTCTATAAGAGAGTTTACAACAATCAAAATGAAGGTGTTGTAGTTTCTTCGTTTACTTCCATAAACAATAATAATCTTTCGTATAATGCGATGGGTGATATTGGAGGAAGCGGTTCTGCGTTAACCAATCAAAATACGCAATCTGGGTTAAACATAGTTTGTCCCAACTTTAGTAAATTTAAATTCCAATCCACTGATCCTATCCTTGCCAATACTGGCGCTGCAGGAGATGGATCCAATCAAGATTTCTTTGTTTTGCAAGGTAATCTTCCAGTATACAACACTGAGTCAGGTGTGCCTTATGGTATGATCTACTCATATGTTGCAGCTGGTGTGGATTATGGATTATATTTTTACTTGAATGCTCCGTCATTCTATGTCTATACGACAGTGCCTACACCGGCATAAAAGGTGTGTTAAAATGGAAAAGGTAACCCTCCCTAGAGGAGGGCCCCGGTGGACGAGCCACCCCGTCTCGAAAGAGTTTTACGTCGTGACAATGTTCTGTGAATCTTACGATTTACTGTAAAGGTTTTTGTAATCCGGACATTGTCCGGATGAAATTTTTTACTTTACAGCTCGTAAGTTTGAATTATTGTTGCGAAATAAGT